TGAGCCGGTGATGCCACTGGCATCTTTCAAGTCGATTGTGACCGGGCGATTTTCGGTAATTGCCGTCTTGATGGCGTTCAGGATAAGTTCGGTTTTTGTCATGGTCATTCCCGTGAAGATGAAGCAAAAAAGGTGGGGACCGAAGCCCCCACCAATGGCTACTGCAATTAGGTTGCAGTACCGGTTGAGCGATAACGCACACCGGCATTAGGATCACGCACGCTCGTTGCCAAACGCTTCTCACCGAAAAACGTGATGTAGCCGGGCAACGTTTGGTCGTATCTGCGCATAACCATGTTCAAGCGATCAATGATTGTGTGGAAACGTGACCAGTCAGCGAAGTACATTGGGTACAAGCTGTTTGTACCGGCTGTACCAGTAGTGGTTTGTGAAGGTGTGTCCAAATACTTGTTCACAACAACGTCAAAGCCCAACAGGTTGCCAACGATACCGTCAACAGACAAACCTTCATTACGATTGAAGATAGGTGCGCCGTTGTCATCGCGCAATGCACGGATGGCGTTCAACAGGATTGGGCTGATAACAAACTTCGCGCTGTCGGTCCAATATTGTTGCGGCAGAGCATAGATGAAGTTGATTACGTCAGCGTATGTGATGTTGTTCGCGCCAACAGTGTTAGCGTTGGTTGTCAACTGGTCGTAAGTGGCAAGGCTGTGCAAACCGCTTGTTGAGCCAGTACCAGACGAACCGAAGGCCGCTGTTGAAGTTGTACCACCGGCATAAACGCTGTTAGCACCGGGATACTGGTCCAAACCGCGCAAACCGTCCGCGCCACCCAGTGTTGTGGATGTGCCGCTACCAGTCTGGTCGTTATTTTGAATCATCGACAAGGCTTCTTGTTGGGCGAATTCTGCCAACATGTCGTCAACAACGTTTGCTTCCAAACCGTCAATGTCGTCCAAAGCCGCTGTACGGATAGGGAACTGAACGTTGATGTCCTTCAACACGATTTGCCAAATACTTGTGTTCTCAGTAGTGGGCGTACCGTTGTTTTGGATGTCATAGCCCCACTGTGCACCTGCGTTGCCGGTCTTAACACGGAACTGGTAGCTTGAGCCATCGGTAGCAACAGTGCGTGACACGCCGCGCAATGGGTTGTTCAAACGCAATGCAACGAACACAGGGTCATAAGCTGTACGACCGCCCTTGCCGTCACCGCCGCCTGTCAAGGCAGAGGCTTCGCTCAAGTAGGCTTGCATCTGAGACTCATCAGCAAAAACTTGCAGTTGTTTCTCGAACGAAGACTTGCCGTCAACCATTTGTTTCAACTGCTCACGAACGTGACGGTTTACGTCAGCGCGAACAGACTTGGCTTTTTCCTTGTGGACAGCGGGCATCTGCACAGCGGCAACTTTAGCTTCCAAGTTGGCGACCAACTCAGAAAACTCAGCCTTGACAGCTTCAACAGCCGCAGGGATTTTTGCTTCAATGGCGGCAATGCTTTCAGCTTGCTTGACGTCCATTGCGTCCAATTTTTCGATGACTTCTTTCATGATTAACCTTTCAATCGGGTTTCTAGGGTTTTGAGCAGTTCGCGCCGTTCAAGGGCAACAAGCAACTCGTCTGAGGTCACTTCCACAGCAGAATCACTCCGCGTGTCCGTATTTTCAATTGGCTCAACAACAGCATCCCGCTGTTCAAGGGCCTTCTTGAGAATGGACACGGACGTGACCGCATCCCTTTTGGTCAGACCTACATCCCGCAGGGCTTTTTCCAAAACGCTTAAGTCAACGGAACCATCAGCCCGGAAACATTCCAGTTTGCTGATTTCCGCATCCTTGTTGTTGGGGTACATCACGACAGACACCTCACTGAGGCCGCCTTTGGTGATTTGAAAATATCCGTTTTCATAGTAGTCATAGTCGCCTGAACCGGCGGGATAGATTGAGCCATCCTCTTTGAGCCACTGGTATTCGTTTGCGTATGCGCCAACAGAGACACCGCCAAACATATTGGGGGACTCGCTCATGACACGATACAGGTCTTGACCTTTGGTTGTGTTCATGTACAAGCGGCCTGACGCGGTCATACCGTCATCGTCAAACTCAAAACTTGTCCACTCGCCAACAGGAATCTCATCTGCTGAGTGATTCACAAACATTGGCAGGGGTCTGCCACCGGCTTGGAATTCTTTGGCCCAATCCATGAATCCTTCGGGCTGATACCAAAAACGGCGACCATCGGCCCCCTCACGCTTACCCCAAGTGGTGACTCGGGCTTCGATTTTCCCTGTCGGTGTGTCGTTTCCGTTTTGAGCCTCGACTGCTAGGCGGGCCTCGCATACCATTAGGTGTTTCTTTGTCATTGATTACCTCATCGACTGGTGTTCGGTCAATGTCATGTATTTTCTTTGGAGGCCGCCCACGTTTAACAGGCGGGACCTCATGTGGCGTGTACGTTGCCAAATATGCTACCACCGATTTGAAAATCAGTGACATTATTTTCCAATGTTTGCTTTTCTGGTCTGATTGCCACCGCCGCCACCAGTGTCCTGTGGGGACGAACCGGGTAGAGGCTTGTCAGCCGTGAACTTGGTCACCAACTCGTCAGCACCCTCAACACGGGCTTTGCCGAGATATTCGCGGGCTTCATTGGGCGTCAGGATGCCTGAGTCAACACCGGCCTTCACAAAGTTCATCTGGTCCAGTGGTGCGCCCTTGAGGTAATCGTTTGTGTCGAACTGAACGTACAGGTTTGGATAACCATTGAACAACTGTTGCTTCAGCTTCTGTTGAACGTTCACAAGGACGGGGAACATTGTGTTCTTGTAAAACTCATCCAACATCGTCTGTGTGTTGTTGTACTTGCTCTCGCCAATACCCAACATAGCCGCCGGGACACCGTACAGGCCACAAATTCGCTTCATGGTTTGCATCTTGAGATTGGCAAGGTCTGTGTCTTGGAGTGTTAGGGGCTTAACACCCTCATACTTCATGCCTTGGTCGAGCAACATAGATTGACCGGGTTTGGACTTGTCGGTCTTTTGGCTACCAATCATGCTAGACCAAGCCTCTTTCAGGCGGGCCGCAATTTCCTCAAATTTTGCATTAGGAATGACTTGTTCGGTGATGAAAATGCCTGAGGGCTTTGCGCCGTTCAGCATCACATAGTTGGCATAAACGTCAATGTCTTGGTCGAGGCCAACCAGTTCAGCCGCCAAAATGCCTTTGTTGAAACCGGCAGAACCTTGCCACGCTTCATCCTTACAGTGCATTACTTGGTAGTAATCCAAGGGTTGGTCTTTGCTGAAACCGTATGAGGGCGTGCTAAGACGATATGAAGGGTAACGTGTCTCGGTGATGGTGACGGCAATCAACGTGCTGTCTAGGATAAACATTTCCAATGGCGTTTGTGTAGGGGCCTTCTGGTCTTTTCTCCACCACAGGGTGAAAGCCTCGCCTAACATCTCGTGCCACATCATCCACTGATACCAAAACTCATATTGGCTTTGGAAATTATTTGGATTCTCTAACAGGGCCAACACAGACTTTGCTTTGGCTTTGTCACGGGGTCCTACGCTGTCACTGGCAATAGCGTCAACCAACTCACCCTTTTCGTTTTTCGACATGATGCGAATGGGCAGTTGTGAGATTGCTCGGGCTTTTGTAGCAACACAGGACATGACTGTGCTGTTCCGGGACAAAAGTGACGTGTCTACAGGGCGTCCGGCATCGGTCGTGGCAGAAGTTGTGACATAGAGAATCTGCGTGTTGACTGTTGGGCGTTTATTGTTGCCCTGATACACCACGTTGTTGCCGAGGGCCGTTTGCCCATACAAAGTGTTGGATTCGTCTTGTTTCGCCGATTTCCGTTTGAAAATATCGGGAATGCCTCGGATTTCCATAGTGTTTCCTTAAAAAGCCCTGAAACCGTACCCACTTAGCGTGGGGTTATCAAGTGAACAGTGCATCGCAATGATGAGGGCGATTATGCCATCGACCTTCGCCGCTTTGTCAGCCTCATTCTTACGAATCTTGATGTTCCCGTTCACATCCTCATACAGTTCGCAGTTGCCTAGTTGCCATCCAACGAATGGGTTGCCATTGTGTTTGATTTGGTTCTGCCTGATGAGTGTCTCCACGTGCTTAG